TCTGCACAAACTTGGGAAAAAAAGTTCAAAGATTTAGATGTAAAATACAAGCAGTTACTTTCAATTTGCGAAAAACTAAAAAATAAATAATGATAAAATTTTTAACTAACATACTAAAGAGCGATACGCCAGAAAGTAGTAAGAGACTAGTAGGCGTTTTAGGCTCTATAAGTTTGATAATTTCTATGTTAATTTACCAAACTGATACTTTAGTAAATGCCGTATTAGTTTTATCGTTAGGAAGTTTAAGTATAACGGTAGTTGATAAAATTATAAATAAACAACAAGAAGATGAAATTAGATAAAAAAGGATTAGATTTAATTGCAAGTTTTGAGGGTTTGAGGTTAAAGCCTTATTTATGCAGTGCTGGAGTGCCTACTATTGGTTTTGGAGCAACTTTTTACCCAGATGGTAAAAAAGTAAGTTTAAAAGATAAGGAAATTACAAAAGATTATGCTTTTGAATTATTAAAAGATACGGTTAAAGTTTTTGAAGATATTGTAAATAAATATGTAAAAAGAGATTTAACGCAAAACAAATTTAATAGTTTGGTATCTTTAGTTTACAATATTGGAGTTGGAAATTTCAAAGCATCTACTTTATTAAAATTAGTAATAAACAACCCAAACGATGCAAACATAGCTAAGCAGTTTTTGCTTTGGAATAAGGCACGTTTAAACAACGTTTTAACGGAAATTAAAGGATTGACAAACCGACGTATAAAAGAATCTGCAAATTACTTCACAAAATGAAAAATTTAATAATTATTTTATCGCTTTTAATAGTTTCTTGTGGCTCTAGAAAGGTAGAGGTAAAAAAAGCAAACAAGGAAACAGTTACAGAAGTAAAAGAAACTAAAAAAGATATTGCGGTTTTGGTTATAAATAAAAATGTAATTCAGACCGAAGAAAATGATATTGTAATTTACGAACCAATAGACAACACAAAAGAAATAGTAGTAGATGGTTTAACTTACAAAAACACGCGTTTAACAAAGAAAAAAGCAAAAGTTACATTAGTAGATACAAGTAAAATAAAGGAGGTTAAAATAGCCGTTTACAACAAGCAAGAAACAAATAAAACTAAAGAGGTTATTCAAGAAAAAAAAGTAGACAGAAAAGAAAGTTATTTTAAATATTTTTTACTTATATTTGTAATTATAATTTTAGCATTCTTAGTAAGAAAATATTATAGTAGATTTTTTAGTTTTTAATAGTTTATTTTTTTATATTTGTTTTTTCATAATTTTTTTTTGTTTTGGTTAGCAACTGAGAAACCCGTTATTAGTTTAGCGGGTTTTTTTGCGTTTGTTAAATAAATGTTAAATAAGAATTAAAGTATTGTTTAATTAAATAACCGCCTTATATTTGTAAAAGAATTAAGGAAGTGATTTACACGGCAAATTATTTAAAAGAGGCGGCAACTAGAAAATACGGCAAAAATATTATGAAAACTTTAAAAAACAAAAATGAGATTTTGAGTATTAAAAATAATAACATTTATGTTTTTATTGTAAAAAAAGGAGATGATTTTACAAAATCAAAAACTGAGTTCTTTATTAATTTCTTTGACGAAATAGAAATTGTTATTAGAAAAGAAGACAGTAGAAATAATATTACTGAAAAAACATATTTTAGAAAAAGTAGAAAATCTGCATTTAATTTAATAGAAAAAAATTATGAAAGCAATTAAAAACATTTGCGACCTTTTAAAAGAAAAAGTACAAAATGATTACAACGACGAATTTAGAGATTTAGAGTTTAGAGAATCTATTGTAAAATACGGTCAAGAACTTTGGATAGGCGAAAACCTAATTGAGTTCAATTTTGTAGCCAGTAAAGAAAATTCAAAAATAGATAATTTTAGAGTAGATTTACATAGTTTGTTTATTATTTCTATGCCTAATGAAAATTCAATTGACAGAACAAATATAAAAAACCTAATAAATAAAAAACTAGCATAATGATAACAGACAAACAAATTTTAAAATTTATAGATAAAGATAGTTTTAAAAATATTAAAGACGTTTCGCCAAAATTAAAAGAAATAATAATAGAAATTTTAACCAATAAAACCAAGTAAAATGGAAAATGTAATTGAGTACCAAGCGCAAAGAATTTTAGCTTTAGAGCAAAGAATAAAGGATTTAGATCGCGAACTTTCAGACGCAAAAGAAATATTATCGGAAATACTAACAGACTTAAAAAATAATTAAAATGAGAACAATTCAAAAAACAATCCATAACACACAAGTAGACGTTACTAACTTTACAGTAGAGAAAATTTACAAACTTTGCAAAGGCTTGCATATCTGGAAACACAATGCTGCACTTGAACGCAAAGAGGGCGAAAGTTGTTTCTTTACTAAATTTCGTTCAGATAATGACTATTATATTAGAATGACAAAAGATGAAAAAAAAGAAGTTGTAACTTTTGAAGAATTTAATTCTATGAAAAATGAAATATAATATACCAGAAATACTAGCTATTTACCAAAAAAATGGTAACAAAACAAAAACCGCAAAAAAGTACTGCGAGTTAAATAGTTTAAAATTTTGCGATAGTTTAAGACGTGTAATAGCACAAATCATAAACAAAAATATTGATTCAAATTTTGAAATTGAAACCAAAACCGAAACAATCCAATACAAACAAAATGAAGTTAGTTTGCCTAGTGCGTGGAGTATAGACAAAAATAGATTTTATACTATTGAGGAGTACTGCGATGTTTACGGACTTGAAAAATCTACTGTTAAAAGTTCCAAACTAGTAAGCCATAACGCTTCACACATGGTTTATAACATAGCGTTCTTTACTGAAGAAGAAGAAGCCGTTATTAATATAAATGACAATTTGGAATCTGTAATAGGTAAATTTATAAAGCCAATATTTTTAGATATAAAGCCAAACAAAATAGATAACTTAGATTATTTTGATAGGTTGGTTTATACTGATGTACATATAGCAATGGATGTAAACGGCAAAGATGGAGATAGTTTATACAGCGGGGTTTGGGATAAAGTAGAAGTACTGAGGCGTTTAAATTTAATGATTTCTCACGTTTTAGAGTTTCAAAAATCAAACACTCTAGTTATAGATGACCTAGGCGACTTCTTAGACGGTTTGAACGGTCAAACAACGCGTAAAGGTCACGACTTGCCACAAAATATGAATGACAAAGAAGCGTTCGAATTAGCATTAGAATTTAAACTTACTTTGTTAGATACTTTAGCCTTAAACTACGACGAAATAATTTGCAATAACATTACTAATGACAACCACAGCGGATTGTTTAGCTATTTTGTAAGTAGCGCATTTGAAAAAATAGTAACCGCAAGGTATTCGGGTAGAATAAAAGTAAATACTGTTAAAAAGTTTATAGACCATTATACTATGTTTAACCATACTTTTGTAATTTCGCACGGTAAAGATATAGGAGAGCAAAAATTTGGATTCAAACCTAAACTAGATGCCATACAAGCGGAAAAAATAGACCAATTTTGCAAGCAGTATAAACTTTATAACGGAAATTTTATAGAGTTTAGCAAAGGCGATAGCCACCAAGCAATATACGACGACACAACTAGTAACGATTTTAGTTATTATAATTACCCTGCATTTTCTCCACCATCAAACTGGGTAAAAACAAACTTTAAAAATTCAAAATCTGGATTTAACTTTTACAATATTAATAAAATAAAAAATATAAAAATAGCAATACCTTATTGGTTTGCATAAAAATTAAAATAAATATTGTTTAATTAATTATAAATAGTTATCTTTGAGAAACTAAAAACCAAAAATTATGAAAGAATTATTAAAAGCGTTATCTAACGTAAAAAAAGAAGTAGGTAGTTTATCTAAAACTGAAACAAACCCGTTCTTTAAATCAAAGTATTTTGATATAAACAGCCTTATTCAGCAAGTAGATCCTTTATTGGAAAAATACGGTTTACTACTTTTGCAACCTATCGAAAATGGTAATGTTATAAGTAAAATTTACCACGTGGAAACCGCAGAAAGCGTAAGCAGTAGTATTATTTTACCAAACTTAACCGACCCGCAAAAGTTAGGTTCTGCAATAACTTACTATCGTAGATATACTTTACAAAGTTTGTTAGGTTTACAAGCAGAAGACGACGACGCAAACAAAGCTAGTCAACCAAGTAAGCCACAGCAATCAGTTCAAGCGGTTAAACAAGCCGCTAAGCAAGAAAACTTAGATAAAGCAAAACTAGGTAATTTTACAATTGCACAAGTAAAAGAGATTTATTCAGTAACAGCAGAACAAGAAAAAAACTACTAATTATGAAAGACGAAAAAATTAAAGAAATATTTTTAAAATATATTTCTAGTATAGAGGCTGAAAATTTTATGGTTTACACTTATTTAGAAGTTATAGAAATGTTGGAAAATTTAGAATCTGATTTATTAATTGAAGATATTTAATTATGGGAGCAAATAGCGAATTAATGATTAGAATGAGCGAGGAAGAATTTTACAGAATACCACCCGACATTCGACAAAGTTACCTAAGTAGTAAAATGGTAACGCCAGAGTTAAACGATTGGAGCGAGTTGATGCAAGATGAACATTACAGCGTATTATATTACGCTAGTAAAAAGGTTAAGCAAAATTTAGAGCAAAGAGCATTTGATTTAAGAGAGAAAAAAAGAGAGAATTTAAGAAACAATTTAAACAAGTAATTATGGAAACAAAATTAATAAAAATAAAAATAGATGAAGAAATAGATTTTAGTAAATGTAAATTACTCAGATTAAAAGAAAGTCATTTAGAAGTTATAGTTTTATCTACTGGTAATCATAAAGATCATTCATTTGAAGCAATTAGCTTAGTAAGTAATGTAGAAAAGTCTTACGTTTTTAAAAAACACGAAAATTATTTAAAAAACTCCTTCGAGTTAGTAAAAGAAGTAACAATAGAATTTAAAAATTAAACAATTAAAATTATGGAAATTTTAGGAAAGATTATTGTATTAGAAGACACAGAAGTAGTTGGAAGTGCGCAAACATTTAAAAAGCGTACATTAGTAGTAGAAACCGAAGAGCAGTTTCCGCAAAAGGTAGCTATTGACTTTGTACAAGATAAATGCGAAATGCTAGATAAATACACCGTAGGGCATAACGTAAAGGTCGGTATTAACATTAGAGGTAACGAATACAAAGGGAAGTATTACGTTAGCTTACAAGGCTGGAAAATAGATTTTTTAGACCAAAGTAGCAAGGCTAATTTAAAGCCAGAGGAACAAACCGTAACAGCACCGCAAAAAGTTGTACAAGATGACTTGCCTTTTTAAATTAAAAATAATTTTACGAAATCCTATAATTAATTTTATAGGATTTTTTTATACCTTTACAAAAACTAAATTATGATAAATTTACTACACGGTGATTGCTTAGAACTGATGAAAACAATACCAGGCGGTAGCATCGATGCAATTATTACAGATCCGCCATACGGAACAACGGCGTGCAAGTGGGATAGCGTTATTCCTTTTAATTTAATGTGGGACCAACTTAATAGAATTATAAAGCCAAACGGAGCTATTGTTTTATTTGGTTCTGAACCTTTTAGTAGTTTGTTGCGTTGTTCAAATATTAAAGATTATAAATACGATTGGGTCTGGGAGAAGGAGCAAGGAACTAACCAGAATTTATGCAAAGTTGCACCGTTAAAGAAACACGAAAATATATTAGTTTTTAAAAATAGCAACTTTTTATATTTTTCTAATTACATCAAATCTAAAAGAATATTATTAGGTTACTCTAAAAAAGATATTGATATAAAAATGGGCTTAAACACTGCATATAGTTGGTGGGAAGGTAGAAAAAGTGGAATACAACTCCCTTCAAATGAACAGTACATAATGTTAAAAAGCATTTTAAAACTAGACGACAGGTTTGATGAATTAATTTTAAAAGAAAGATATATACCGCAAATGTCAAAAGGGAAATCTTATACTGTTAAAAGAAATGGAAAAACAGAGTTTGACCCTGTAAATAATACTTCACAGAAAAAAATAGATACTATTAACAAAGGCGAAAGATACCCTACTTCTATTTTGAAATTTAATAGAGAGTTAAAAAACAGATACCACCCAACGCAAAAACCCGTACTGCTTTTAGAGTACATAATTAAAACTTACACCAACGAAAAAGAAACGGTTTTAGACTTCACAATGGGTTCTGGCTCAACTGGCGTTGCTTGCGTAAACACAAACCGCAATTTTATTGGCATTGAGAAAGACGAAAACTATTTTAAAATAGCGACCGAAAGAATAAACTCAAAAAACTTGTTTAATAATTAAATTAGTTTATCTTTGTAAAAGTATTATTTGGTAGAGAACTTAATACTATTTAAAACATTTTATTATCCTATCAGTGCGGAACTCTACTTCCAATCTGGTGGGATTTTTTTATTAAAAATAATGAATAGTTACGAACTTTCTAGAAATTGGTTTGATTGGTCTTTTGAAAATCCAGAATTGGTTAACCCTAACCATACTGCAATTTATTTTTTTGCTATTGAACATTGTAATAGACTAGGTTGGAAAGAAAAATTTGGCTTTCCTACTCAAATGGTTATGGATGCTTTAGGTATAAAAAAACATCAAACTTATATTAAGTATTTTAATGAATTGGTAGATTATGGATTTATAAAAATGATACAATGGGCAAAGCAATAGTAGTATAGATAAACAAATAAACAATATAACAACAAACCAAATAACTAGTTTAGATTTAGAAATTTTTGAAGCAGAAATTATTGAATATTCTTTTACGGACTTTTGGGAGCTTTATCCTAACAAAACAAACAAGAAACTAGCCGAGGTTAAATTTAACAAACTAACTAAACAACAAAAAGATTTAGTAGAATATCATTTACCGTTGTTTGTGGCTAACAAACCATTTAAAGAATATAATTACCCACACGCAACAACTTATTTAAACCAAGACCGCTACAAAGACGAAATAATAACTAATTTAAAAACACAAGAAAATGA